GGCCTTCAGTCCACTGGTAAGTCATATATGGCAACCCAGATTGCTGCAAACGCTCAGAAGGCCGGCAAGATGGTCGTTTACTTCGATTCGGAGTCTGCCATCGACCCAACATTTCTGGAACGCGCAGGGTGTGATCTAGAACGACTAATGTACGTTCAGGCATCATCCGTTGAGTTTGTTCTTGAGACTATCGAGGAACTGCTCGGTGCAACAGACGAAGAGTTGGTATTAATTTGGGATTCGTTGGCGTTTACGCCATCAATCTCTGATGTTGAGGGTGATTTCAACCCCCAATCATCAATGGCTGTCAAAGCCCGCATTCTCGCTAAGGGAATGTCAAAGCTTGTTATTCCAATCGCGGATAAACAAGCAACGTTTATTGTTCTCAATCAGTTGAAGACCAATATTCCACAGGGCCCAATGGCTCGACAAATTGCAATGACTACACCTTATATCACCCCCGGTGGTAAGGCAATGCATTATGCTTATTCTCTTCGTATTTGGTTGACTGGCCGCAAAGCTAAGTCTGCCTTCATCGAAGACGAAAAGGGATTTCGTATTGGCTCCGAAGTTAAGGTGAAACTAGAGAAATCTCGTTTCGGTACCGCTGGTCGTTCGTGTGCTTTCCGCATTATGTGGGGCACTGACGATGTTGGTATCCGAGATGAGGAATCTTGGTTTGATGCAATCAAAGGTTCGGAACACCTTACATCTGCCGGCGCATGGTATACATTTGCCACGCCCGATGGATACTCGAAGAAGTTTCAACCTTCAAAATGGACGGAGTTGATTACTTCCGATGAGGATTTCAAGAAGAGAGTCTTGGATCTCATGGATAAGGAAATCATTCAGAAGTTCGACAAGCGGCAAGGGAGCGCAAAAGAGTTCTATGAAGATCAAGAAGATATCACAGTTCCCGTAAAAGAGTAAAGAAAATACTTGACTCTGGCCCTCCGATCGGTTATGCTATTAACTGACGGAGGGCTTTTTTATGAGTAAGACACATCATGAGATGTGCGGTGCATGCGACAAGGTATCACTTGAGTATACGCCAGAAGAGTTTCCACAACCGGGAGAAATAGCAGAACGTATACTGTCTAGGAATCCCGATTGGGCGAGACTACACAATATGATTTCAACTGCGATTTCAAGAAGAGATAAACTATGGAGAGAATATAATGACAAAAACCGATAATAAGCGAGTCATCGTTATTGATGCACTTAACATGTTCTTGAGGGCCTACATTGTAGATCCCTCTTTATCAACCAATGGAGATCCTATTGGTGGTATCAAGGGTTCGTTTAAGATCCTACAGAAGCTAATCAGAATGACAAAGCCTGATTCTGTGGTAGTTGTGTGGGATGGGCCTAATGGCTCCCGTAAGCGCCGCAGCATGGATAAGAACTACAAAGCCGGCCGTAAGCCCTTGCGCTTGAATAGAGCCGTTCAGAACCTCACTGAGGACGAAATCTTAAAAAATAAGATCTGGCAACAAACTCGAACCATTGATTATGTTAATCACATGCCTATCGTTCAAGTCATGATACCGGAAGTCGAGGCCGATGACGTTATTTCGTATGTGACCCAGATGAGTCACTATGATGGCTGGCAGAAGGTAATCATTTCTAATGATAAGGACTTCTTGCAGTTGTGTGATGGAGACACTGTATTATACCGCCCAACGGTAGATGAGGTCATGAATACCAAGCGCGTCGTCGAAACATTTGGCGTTCACCCCAACAACATGGCTCTAGCGCGCTCTATCATTGGGGACGCATCTGATAACCTCCCAGGTATCAAGGGTGCTGGTGTTACCTCGGTTAAGAAAAGACTGTCGTTCCTTGCATCAGAGAAGGACTACACAGTAGAAGATGTTATTCAGTTTTGTGAAGGCGCTGACAGTAAGTTAAAGTTCTTCACGAATATCATCGACGGCCGTAAAGTGATCGAACATAATTACAAAATGATGCAATTATATTCTCCGATACTCTCGATTCAGTCTAAGACCTTTGTTGACAATGCAATAGAGAACTTTGATTGTAATTTCAATCAGTTAGAGATATACCGAAAAATGCGTGAAGATGGTTTTGGAGAACTTAATTGGGAAGACCTCAAAACAAACCTAAATAGAATCAAAATTGATTGCTTTTGATTTGACTTTAGAGTAGAATGAGTTATAATTATTAATCCACGGGAGTTCCTTTGAGTAACAAGGCTAATTTTGCCGACTATGGTAAATCGTTCCAAGAAAACTTGGTTCAACTGATTTACGAAGATAGGCCATTCGCCGATCAGATCACTGAGGTGCTGGATCTAAACTTTTTAGATCTGGAATACCTTCGTGTCTTTTCGCGAAAGATTGTAAACTATCGCCATAAATACGGAACTCACCCGTCAGCGAATGCTGTCGCAACTATCCTCAATACCGATCTTGATGGTGAAGATGAAATAATACGACATCAGGTGAAAGAATACTTCACCAGAATTGTTTCGAAAGACATTGACGAAGACAAAGATTATGTTAAGGAAACTTCCCTTGACTTCTGTAGAAAACAAAACCTAAAAGAAGCCATGATGACTTCCGTTGGGCTTCTGCAAACAAGTTCTTTTGATGAGATCTCAAAGATTATCAATGAATCTCTGATCTTGGGTTCAGAGAACAACTTCGGCCATGATTACTTTGCTGACTTCGAGGAACGCTACAAGCCCAGGTTCCGCAAGCCAGTTACAACCGGCTGGGCCGACGTTGACAAGATTGTTGGTGGCGGATTAGGAAAGCAAGAGCTTGGGGTTGTTGTAGCCCCCACAGGCGCCGGTAAATCAATGGTACTGGTTCACCTGGGAGCGCAAGCCATCCTTGAAGGTAAGACTGTGGTTCACTATACCCTAGAGCTTCAAGACACGGTTGTAGCGTCTCGTTACGATAGTTGCATCACCGGCTATCCACTGTCTGATTTGATGTCGTTTAAGGATGAAATCTACGATACGGTAAAGGACGTGGAGGGAAAACTGATCGTGAAGGAGTATCCCACAAAGTCAGCTTCTACCAACACAATTCGCTCCCACTTGACGAAGCTTAGAAAACGCGGAACCATTCCGGGCATGATTATCGTGGATTACGGTGACCTCCTCAAGCCAGTTGTCATTAGAAAAGAAAAGAGGGCTGAACTAGAATCCATCTACGAAGAACTCCGTGCGCTGTCGACAGAGTTCGAATGCCCCATCTGGACTGCTTCTCAAACAAACCGATCGGGTTTAAATGCAGAAGTTATTACAATGGAACAAATCTCTGAAGCGTTCAACAAATGCTTCGTGGCAGACTTTATCTTGTCTGTTTCTCGAACAGTCGAAGATAAACAAAACAACACTGGTAAGATTTTTATTGCAAAAAATAGAAACGGACCAGACGGAATGATATATAATATCTTTATGGATACCTCGTGTGTCAAGATTAAGGTTTTGCCTAAATCAAACACCATCATTCCATCGGATCCTAAGAAACCAATAACGAATGTAGCTACTAACCCAGTATCGCTAACACCAGCGGAGCAGAGAGATTTGCTTCAAAACAAATACAGTAAATTTAGAAAAACAAAAAGGAAACCAAGAGCATGAGAACATTAAACACTATTAGAAAATTCAGATTGTCCGACTCATTTATAGAGCCGTTCAAGTCAGCAGAAGTCCCCTGGGGCCCACTGGGTTATGTTACTTTCAAGAGGACATATGCCCGCCGTCTCAGTGAGTTTGAACCCGGTGCAACAGGCACTGAGGAGTGGTGGCAAACATGCCGCCGAGTAGTTGAGGGAATGTTCCACATTCAAAAAGAACACGTTGTTCGTCTCGGCTTGGAATGGAACGATAATAAGGCACAAAAGACCGCGAAAGATGCATATGATCGTCTATTCAATCTTAAGTGGACGCCACCCGGACGTGGCTTGTGGATGATGGGAACAAAGTTTGTTGAGGAGCGCACCGGCGCCGCATTATTCAACTGTGCCTTTCGTTCAACTCAAGACATCGATCGCAAAGGCGGCTACATTTTTTCTTGGATTATGGATGCATTGATGGTTGGCGTGGGCGTAGGTTTCGATACGAAAGGCGCTGGAACTATTACTATCGCAGAGCCTGCGTATACTAATGATGTTCTTGTGATTGATGATTCTCGCGAAGGTTGGGTTGATTCAGTACAAACCTTGCTCGATGGTTTCTTCTTGGGCGGCAAGGTACCAAGATTTGATTATTCTGCCATACGCGCTGAGGGAGCCCTGATCCATGGCTTCGGAGGCACATCTTCTGGGGCTGCTCCACTTATCGAGCTTCATGATAACCTAAAAGACCTCTTTACTCCCAAAGTCGGAGAATCTATTACCTCTGTCGATATCGTAGACACAGAAAACCTTATTGGCCGCTGTGTGGTCGCCGGCAACGTACGCCGTTCAGCCGCTCTGGCAATCGGAGAACACGATGATGTTCGTTATCTGGAGATGAAGAACGACCAAGAGAAGCTTTATCATCACCGATGGGGCTCCAATAACTCTTTTAATGCTGAAGTTGGCATGGACTACGAATGGCACGCAAATCAGTCACAGACTAACGGTGAGCCCGGCTACATTTGGCTTGAAAACGCCCGCGCATTTGGCCGTATGAAAGACGGGATCAATTACGACGACGCGGAAGTTATGGGCTTCAACCCTTGTGTAGAGCAAAGTCTGCATAACGCAGAAATGTGTTGCCTTGTAGAAACCTTTCCAGCAAAGCACGAGAATTATGATGATTATGTTAAGACACTTAAATGTGCTTATCTCTATGGCAAGACTGTGACTCTTGTAAACACGCACTGGCCGGAGACAAACGCCAAAATGCTTAAAAACAGGCGCATCGGCTTATCTCAATCTGGTATCGTACAAGCTTTCAATAAGCACGGCCGCCGGCCCATGATGAACTGGTGTGACGATGCATATAGCTACGTAAAAGAGTTAGACACGGAATACTCCAATTGGCTTTGCGTTCCTAAATCTATCAAGATGACATCTATCAAGCCATCAGGTACAGTTTCCTTGCTAAACGGTTCGACACCCGGTATACACTTCCCAGAAAGTGAGTACTACATCCGCCGAATCAGGTTCTCTTCCTCGTCTCCACTTGTCGTGCAACTTAAGGAAGCTGGATACAAAACAGAAAAAGATAAGTACTCCCCGAACACTACAGTTGTAGAATTTCCTATTCATGAAGAGTATTTTACAAAAGGAAAGAAAGATGTTAGTATGTGGGAACAACTTGAAATAGCAGCTCAATATCAAAATTACTGGGCCGATAATGCGGTTTCAGTTACAATCACCTTCAAGGGAGAAGAAGCTTCTCAGCTAAAGAGTGCCCTGGAGATGTATGAGACTCGCCTTAAGGCGGTGTCATTTTTGAGATACCAAGATACAGGCTACGAACAGGCACCTTACGAGCCAATCACAGAGAAACAGTATAACCAGATGTCTGCTAAAATTACCCCAGTTCAAAGATTTGAAACAGATGTTGCTGGTGTTGGGACCAAGTTCTGTGATGGAGATTCTTGCGAGATTTAAATGAATTTCAATCACCTCATAGATCCCAGAAAGCTCAGAACGGTCTGCAGGTCCACCAATAGTGAATGCTATTGGGTTCCTGTCGGCTCTGGGCGAAGTATGGGCGGTGATAACGTGCATGTTTCCATGATGTGTAAGAGATGCCAGAAAAGAGAAGATATATTCTTAAGTAAGAGAGAATACAAAACACAAGAAAAGATTATCGAAAAGGAGGTAACAAGTGTTTAACCCAGTCAATAGGTATATTTTGATTGAAATGCCGCCCACAGTGGCAGAAAAAGATTCAATCATTCTTCTACCAGAAGATTACCAACCCGAAGAGCAACAATACGCAGAAGTAACTGTATTAAAGGCTGCAGAAGATGTCCGCTTCGACCTTTATCAAAACGACAAAATCATTGTAGACAGGTCAATGGTAGAGCAAATAAGCATTGGTAGCACTAATTATGATGTAATTTTAGACAACTATGTTATCGGAATTACTGATTAACTAGAGCAACAACAATGGATAAAAACTTCTACAACGAGGCCTCCGCCAAAAAACTTGGTTGGGAGCCTTCTTGGTTTGGAGAAAAATACTTTGATGATAAGCTTGTAAGAGCTATTAAAAAGTGGCAACGGTCCCGGTCTATTTCTGCTGATGGCTTGTGTGGACCCACTACGTTTAGGCGCCTGTGGACTGACCGACAAGCTGAAATTGCGGAATACAAGCCATCCAGCAAACACTTCTCCAACTATATTGTTTACAACGGGGACTTCTTTCCCATTAAATGGGACAAATTTGTTCTTTGGTCGGAAAAGGGAGGTCTACAAGCCAAGCCCGGACATTACTATGATTACTCTGGACGCCCAAAACGTCAAATACGTTATTTTGTAAACCATTGGGATGTGTGCTTGAACTCTAATTCTTGTCAAAATATACTTGACAAGAGAGGTATATCGGTTCATTTCTTAATTGACAATGACGGTACTATTTATCAGACAATAGATCTCCAACACGCTGCTTGGCACGCTGGCTCAACCAGAACCAACCGCCCATCTGTGGGGGTAGAGATATCTAATGCATATTATCCAAAATATCAAGATTGGTACAAGAGACATGGTTTTGGAGAAAGACCTGTTATCGACGATGCATGGGTCCACGGCGAGATGCTAGACCCTTTCACGGGATTCTATCCAGCACAGTTAGAGGCCGCACAAGCGCTGTGGGAAGCTATCCACCATGCGACAGGTATTCCCTACGAAACACCGACCAATCAATTCGGAAAGACTTCTACAAAGTACGAACAAGATGTTGCCTACGGAAAGTTCTCAGGCTTTGTAAGCCACTATCACATCAATAAAAAGAAGATAGATTGTGCCGGCTTGGATATCAGATCTATGCTAGACAAGTTCTATGTCAAAGGTGAGGTACCTGATGAATGAGCTTTTTGGGTATTTTAATAGTTATGATGGGTTTAAATACTCCTGATTATACGGAGATAGTTAAGTCGCGAAACCACAAGTGGCTCATGAGTCCCGTAGTAAGAGTTTGTGTTGATTCCGGTGTGACGCCACCACGAATATCAAATGCATTGGCCTATTGGCAAAGATTGGGATACAAGTTTGATTACACAAGAATAGATCACACCGTCCCATGCCCTGATGCTCGATTTGGAGAAATTATTATAGTATTACCTGATAATAGTTTTTCCTTTGAGGACAACCTTGCATCGACCAGAATAACAGTTTCCAATAAGACTAAAGAGATAGTGAAAGCAAAAATATTCATATTCCCTAGTGCTGCTACGAAAGAAAGAGTATTGGAACACGAAATAGGTCATGCACTCGGCTGGCCTCACATAAATCGCCCATACCACATTATGAATTCAAACTGGCACACCGGGGGTCACAATTCAAGTGGATTAAAATTAAAACTTTTCTATAAAAAATATATTGATTAGAGATTATAATAGAGTTGCATGATATTAGAATATGAGAACATTGTCATAGGCAGTGATCTGCAAGCTTTGCTTTTTGCATTTGCAAAACACTACCCAATCTTATACACTGAACCAAAAAAGCCGCATGACTTTGAATTTTTAGATCTTTCTTGGGATCCCAGTTTTCTTCACATAGACAACTCCCCGAAAAACTATCAGTCGTTTGACACCCAAAACTTCGAGTTTGGCGCTCAGTCCGCACTGCTTTGGGAAAAGTTGATGTTCCTTCTTTCAATTGAAGGTATGTGTCCGCTATCAAATTTGTGTCATTCAATAAGATATGACGGGAACAGCCTCATATGTTCCAACGAATATTCAAAATTGTGCGAAATAAAATTTGACAAATGCTATTATTTCGGTGATAATAGAACATATAAATTAGTTAATGAAAAGGAGAAACATAATGCTAGGTACAAAACCTATGATAGAATTGCTTTCACCAATGGTGGAAAGCATGCTATTGACTATGGCGAGACAGGCGATGATTTTGTTCGCAAAGTTTGGTTCTATTCAAGCGACAGAATTTGTGGGAATACTGGGGTTAAAGATGCTTGTGTACTTTCAATACTCACTAGCCAACAGTTAGAACATCACTCTTTCACTGAGACCATGACGAACTTTAAATTATTGAGCTTGATGAAAGATAACGGGGTCAATGGCAAGATCTACAGGTATAACAAGCAAGGCAAGCCTTTATACCGCTCCATGAAGACACACCGTATCAGCAGGCGAAAATACTTGATTGATTCCCCGACATGGGATGAAACTTACAAAGTAAAGAAAGTTGAAGACTCAGTTGGCGTATTGCTGCAGGAGGCCGCCGAGTCAGACATGTCAAAATACAAATACTTAAATGAATACAGCATATAGGTTACATATGGCCGGTATCGTTCCGGTTGCAAACATAAAGACAGATCACGAAAATGTGATGCCAGAAGTCCTGCTTACAATAGACAATGGACTTTCAGCGATTCAAAAATCTGTTTACGAATGTGCTCTTGCTGGCTGCAGCACGATTTGGATTGTTGCTAACGACGATTTGGCGCCAATTATTAGGCACACCGTAGGTGACTGGATTTACGATCCTGTGTATTTCAACAGAATGTCTAAATTTGCGAGCCAGGAAAGAAAAGAGATACCTATTTACTATGTCCCTATTCACCCTAAAGATAGAGATCGAAGAGATTCATACGGTTGGTCGGTGCTGTACGGCCAATATATGGCCTATCATACATCGTTTAGGATATCCAGATGGTTAATCCCAGACAAGTATTATGTATCTTTTCCACTAGGTTTATTCGATTTTTCGGTCATTAGGGAAAACAGGAAACTAATTCGAGACAAGAAAAGTAACTTTTTCTTTACATTTAATAACAAAAACATTAAAAATGATTTACCACTTTCATTTACGATGTTTGGAGAGGATTTTAAAAAATGTCGCAGACACGTCAACAAAAAAACAACAAGGGAGTTTTTACCCCCTTTACCAAACCAGCGTTTTCCTTCGGAGAAGTTGCCACTGAGCCAGAGATGGTCAGCACGTCACTTCCCTTTGAGCGTTGTTTTCCATTCAGTGACGATGACGAACAAATCATCGAAGATTGAAACCCCGTGGTTTTACGACGCCCACAATTGGTCTGATTATATAGATTACATGGCGTCTGGCAACAAGATAGAAAAACCATACAAAGAATTAATCAGACCCCACACTCATGAGAAGTTCCCCTACGAAGAATGATGAATTGGCTTAAAAACAAATTTATACACAAGCTCGAACATTGGAAGTTCGAAAATATTAAAAAATTGTTCTTGCAACATGGCCGCGCCTTTGTTATAATATTTATTGGATGGGAGATCATGGAGGATGTTGTTTTCCCTGCCATTTTTATATGGCTAGGAAACAACGTTGATCCTTGGTATTTGACAGGTGCACCAATTAGTTGGATTTTGTGCTTGCATCCCATCGCGGTACCGGTTATATGGGCTATATACATTAAACTTTCAGGGAACAAACATGAAACAAACACCAAAATCGACCACGAATGCTGCAACCACGAAGAGTAGGGCAAACCCAAAGATTAAGTTCGTAGGCCTGCACGCACACTCAGTAGCCGGCTCTATCTTCGACGCCATCGGCTATCCCAGCGCACACATGGACTTTGCATATCAGAATGGTTGCGAAGCACTGGCACTCACAGACCATGGTAACATGAACGGTCTTGCAGGTCAAGTTTTGCATGCGAAGAAGATGGAAGAAGCCGGCAAGGACTTCAAGCCTATTTTTGGCTGCGAAGCATACTTCACTCCATCGATCGCCGAGTGGCACGACGCCTACAACAAGGCGATGGAAGATAAGAAGAGGGCCCGCGCTATCAAGAAGGACGCCCAGTCTGGCGCGACGGTAGAGGACGAGGGCGATAGCAAGAAAACCCAAGGCATCCTAAAGCGCCGCCGGCACCTTGTTCTCTTGGTTCAAAACCAAACTGGACTCAACAATCTTTTCAAGTTGGTATCCGAATCCTATCAGCCCGAAAACTTCTACCGGTATCCACGGATTGACTATGCCCTCTTGAAGAAGTATAATGAAGGTATTATTGCCTCGTCAGCATGCCTAGGCGGCGTTTACGCTGGTAACTACTGGGAATACCGGGAGGAAGGCGAAGAAGCCGTCCTAGAGGCCATGAGGGAGTCTACACGGCAGATGGTAGATATCTTTGGAGATCGCTGGTATGCTGAGATCCAATGGAACAACATTAAAGAACAACATGAACTGAATCAATATGTTATTCAAGTTGCCAAAGAGTTTGGCGTTTCTTTGCTTACCACCGCTGATAGCCACTACCCGGACCCTGAAGCCTGGAAGGACCGTGAGCTTTACAAGCGTCTTGGTTGGCTTGGTAAGGGCCGCCCATCGTGGGCTGAGGATGAGTCCCAACTGCCAGAGGGTGTTGAAGAGATTGGTTACGAGTTGTATCCAAAGAACGGCGACCAGATGTGGGAGAGTTACAAGCAATACTCCAAAGAACAAGGCTTTGAGTATGATGATGACCTTGTTCTTGAGAGTATTGAAGAAAGCCACAGGATTGCGTTTAATCGTATTGAGAAGTTTCTCCCTGACAACACCGTTAGGCTACCAGAGTTCGTTGTGCCTGCCGGCTTTACTGCCACGCAAGCACTAGTAAACTTTGCTCTAGAGGGCCTTAAGGAGAAGAGCCTGCATACCAACAAGGAATACACCAACCGCCTCAAGCATGAACTCAATGTTATTGATGATCGTGGGTTCTCAAAGTATTTCCTGACGATGAAGTCGATTGTCGATGTGGCAACTGACATGATGCTGACTGGTCCTGGCCGCGGCTCTGCTGCTGGCTCACTCGTAGCATACGCACTTAACATTACACAGGTTGATCCAATCAAGAACGGCCTACTGTTCTCGCGTTTCCTCCGCTCTGATGCGAAGGACTACCCGGATATCGATTACGATGTCTCCGACAGCATGTCATTGAAAGAAAAGCTTGTAGAGATGTGGGGTGAAGATTGCGTTGCACCCATCTCCAACTGGAACACGCTGCAGCTTAAGTCATTGATTAAGGACATCTCCAAGCTCTACAACATTGAGTTCACAGAAGTCAACACAGTCACGTCTATCATGATGCGCGAAGCAACACCGATGGCTAAGCAGAAGCACGGCATCAAGGCTGGTGTCTACAACCCCACTTGGGAAGAAGTGATGGAGTTCTCGCCTACGCTGCAGTCCTTCCTCAACAAACACCCAGCAGTCAAGACACACGTTGAAGGTCTGGTGGGTCAGGTTCGTTCCTGTTCTCGCCATGCTGGTGGAGTTGTGATTGCAGAGAACCTTGATGAGAACATGCCTCTGATTAACTCTGGCGGTGTGCGACAGGCGCCATGGTCCGAGGGGCAGAACGTTCGACACCTTGAGCCCATGGGTTTCATTAAGTTCGACTTGCTTGGTCTATCTACCCTGAAGATGATGGAGGGCGCCATCGAGCACATCCTTCGGCGTCATCACGGCTATGAAAACCCAACCTTCGCTGATGTGCGAGAATACTACGAAAAGACTTTGCACCCTGATGTGATTGATCTAAACGACCAAAAGGTATATGAAAATATCTTCCACGCTGGTAAGTGGGCTGGAGTATTCCAATTCACAGAGCACGGAGCCCAACAGTTCTGCACTCGTGTCAAGCCAACAAACATCATTGATGTGTCAGCCATTACATCCATCTATCGTCCCGGCCCTCTTGCCGCGAACGTTCATGATGAATATGTAGAAGCGAAGGAGAGCCCACACTACATCAAATACTTGAATGAAGATGCTCGTGACATTACGGAAGAGACCTTTGGCTTCCTTATCTTTCAAGAGCAGATTGCCCTCTTGGCTCACAAACTTGGTGGCCTTACTCTCGACGAGGGTAACATGCTCCGTAAAGTCCTGACTAAGAAGGGAACTGGTAAGGATTCTGTTAAGGGTCGTCTGCATGAAAAGTTTCTGAAAGGCTGCACTGCCAACAAGATTCCACGCGATGAGGCACAAGCCCTCTGGGATAAGTTTGAATACTTCTCCGGTTATGGTTTCAACAAGTCACACGCAGTCTCTTACAGTATCATCTCTTACCAGTGTGCTTGGTTGTGGAACTACTACCCAGCAGAATGGATGGCAGCGTTCCTAGACAAGGAGCCCGAGTCCCGAAAGGAAAAGGCTATTAACATCGCTAAGAAGTTCGGCTTCGAGATCGCTGTGTTGGACGTTAATAAATCCGGTACCGTGTGGGAGATTAGCGATGACGGAAAGACTCTTATCCAGCCCCTGACATCAATCAAGGGCCTGGGAATGTCTGCTATCGAGCAAGTGCTAGACAACCGACCCTTCATGAACGCTGAAGACCTCTTGTTCCGTGAGGACGTGTCCTATAGCAAGTTGAATAAGAAAGCTCTTGACGCGCTCTGTAGGGGTGGTGCTTTGGATAATCTGGTTGATGACCGCTTCTCCGGACGAAAACACTTCTGGTCTGCTTGCGTTGTCGAGAGGCCTAAGAATCTTAAGAAGTTTGGAGATAATATCGAGCTGTTTAGACCAGAAGGTGACTTTTCCGAGGAAGAGATCATCCAATTTAAGACAGATTTGATCGGGGTCTTCCCAATCAACTTGGTGATTTCGACGGAAACCATTGAAAAGCTTAAGGAAAAGTATATCCCACCCATCTCAGAATTCGACCAAGAACTGCAGATTTGCTGGTTTATCCCTCGGAAGATCGTAGAAAAGAAGACCAAAAATGGTAAGCTTTATTGGATCGTCGAGGCGATTGACTCTAATAACGAACTAACTAGAATTAGATGTTGGGGAGTAAAACCTGAAAAGGATCAGCTTCACATTAATCGACCCTACATGAGTAGATTAGATTATAACGAACAGTGGGGATTCTCCACACGCTCCATCCGACACAATTTTAGATTATTAGGATAAAAATTATGAACGTCATTAGAAACTACAGCCCACTTCTGAAAGAGGTGGAGCTTAACAATGAGCCAATCATCATCAGAGTTAATAAGTTTGATGAACCAACGGCAAAGGCCTTTTCGGGGGCTGTGATGAGAGCACAAAACACAGGACAGCAAATTTTACCAATTATTATAGATAGTTACGGCGGTCAAGTATACAGCCTGATGTCTATGATCTCAGATATCAAGCACTCCAAGATTCCAGTTGCTACGATAGTCCAAGGTAAAGCAATGTCCTGCGGTGCTATCTTGTTTAGTTTCGGTGACGACGGACATAGATATATGGACCCAGATGCAACTCTTATGATTCACGATGTATCATCGATGGGTTGGGGGAAAGTAGAAGAGATTAAAGCCTCGGCTGAGGAAACCGACCGCCTGAACCAGAAGATTTACAGTATGATGGCAGAAAATTGCGGCCACCACACGGATTACTTCTTGGATATCGTTCACGATAAAGGCCATTCAGATTGGTTTTTAGAATACGATGAGTGTTTAAAACACAATTTAGCTAACCACAACTACATTCCTGACTTTACAGTATCGATTCAGGTCAAATTTAGCTTCCTATAAGCCATCTACGTCTATATACGATGTGGAGTTTAACAAATGGCTGCTATTGACAAAATCAAATGGAAAAGACTGTTGAATGAATTGTCTTTTCTTCACGAAGAAAATGATCTAATAGAATCAGTCATATCTGACTCGAACAAATCTTTTCAAGAATACTATCAGAGTTTTTGCGATAGGATGAGTTTTGATATCGACAGGTTGAACGAAAGCAACCATGATAGAATCAGTAAGTTGTACGGAGCCTCAGAGGAATCCAGTGATATCGAGTCTACTAAAAAATTGCTTGAAGACACCTACAATGAAATAACAAAATATCTAGAGCCTCCAGTGTATTCTTTTGATGAAGAAAAACAAGAAGAGGCGCCAGACAATGATTATGAGATGACTCAAGACGAAACAGAGATGCATGAGGCGTTCACCAAACTTTTCAGATCTCTGGCTATGAAATTACACCCAGATAAGTTAAGTTCTTCCTTGACAGACGAGGAGAGAGCTGATATGATACATTTATTCAACAAAGCAAAAACATCATTAGATGAAAGAAAATATTTTGTTTTGTTAGACTTGGCTTACAAGTTCAACATCAAAACTCCCAGAAACTATAAACAACAAATTCGATGGATGAAAAGTGAGATTGAGATGCTGAAGAGTCAAGTAGAACAACAGAAGCAAACTTATAACTATGCCTTTACGGAATGTGAAACAGAGGCCGAGAAAGACAGGTTAGTTAAAAAATTCATGAAACAATTATTCAATATTAATTTTTAGGAGGTAACTTGATTACAGATATTGTCTTGGGTATTCAACATGGTGATGAGGGAAAAGGTAAAGTCACTCACCACTTACTCAAAAACGGAAACTACACGCACTGTGTTAGGTTCAATGGCGGCCAAAACGCAGGCCACACGATTTACCACAATGACAAGAAGTTTGTGACTCATGCAGTCCCAGCTTCGGTATTTTTTGGCATTCCCGCGATCATTGGTCCGGGTTGTGTTCTCAACATAGATAAGTTTCTCAAGGAATTAAATTACTTGGCTGAAAATGGCGTCGATGTAGAGAACAATGTGAAGATCGCAAGAAACGCACATATCATTACAAAGGGTCATATTCTCGAAGACTCAACCGATGAAAAGATAGGAACCACCAAATCAGGAAACGGACCAGCGTACCGAGACAAGTTTGCAAGAACTGGCGTGCGCGCCGAGTACGTTAGACTCCTAGAACCTTTCATCGTTGATATGCATGAGGAGCTATATCAGAACAAGGATGCGGTCGTATTAATGGAAGGCGCACAAGGCTTTTGGCTTGACGTTGACTGGGGAGACTATCCATATGTCACAAGCAGTAACTGCGGCGTAGGTGCAGTTATTAACAATGGAATTAATCCGCGCTCCATTAGGGATATCTGGGGGGTCGCAAAGGTGTACGAGACCTATGTTGGCAAGAAGAAGTTCCAGCCAGATAGTACTGTGTTTAATAGAATTCAAGAAGTCGGCGCTGAATTCGGCGCTACAACTGGTCGAGTGAGGCAATGTAATTGGCTCAACTTCGGACAACTCAACAAAGCTATTGAGATGAATGGAGTAAACAAACTCGTATTTAACAAGGTAGATGTCCTCAGAGAGGTAAAAGCATGGGGAATGAAAAGCCCAGACGTTATTTTTGCTGAGGGTGAAGACGGGTTTGTTAAGTATATCACCGAAAACATGCCAGAATGTGTAGATGAAATTTTCTTCTCTGCATCCCCAAAAACTATTTGACTTTCTCTCAGAGAATGGTTATACTTTAAATACACTAAGGAGATTACAGTGTCAACAGAAGATAAACGTAAACAATATGTAAAGGAATATATCAATTCCCTTGTGGCTATCGAAGAAGCGATGGAACCATATAAAGAACAAAAGCGCGAACTGCGTGCAGAGTTCAAAGAAAACGGATGGCTTGATACAGACGAGATTCGCGCGGCTGTAAAAGCATACCGTCTTTTCAAGGACAAAGTAGACATCGAAGAAGTTGTTGAAAACTTCAACATGTTTAGTGGTGGTTCTCGTGATTATTGAGTTCACTCGCACCCGTACCAACGCTCATGACCCTGAGAGGGCTAACCCCTCCGATGCAGGTTTGGATGTGTTCTATTCGCCAGAACAAGACAACCAAGCCATTGCAATCACTCCCGGCGAAAGCAGTGTTATCCCAACAGGACTCCGTTTCGGTGTTCCTCACGGATACATGCTGGAGGTGAAAAACCGAAGCTCCGTCGCAGCCAAGCGCTCACTTATTGTGGGTGCGTGCGTGGTAGACTCTGGTTATGATGGCGAGGTGTTCGTTAATCTTCACAATATTGGGAAGGAAACCCAGTATGTTCGTGGTGGAGAGAAGATCGCACAGCTCGTAATGATCCCGGTTGTTAACTTTCGTGCGATTCAGAGCCCTAATAGCGACCTTTATCGAAGTTCGATTACAATTTCTGACAGGGGCGATGGAGCCCTGGGGAGTACTGATGGATAGATCAACTCAAGTAGTAATGTTTAGCTCCAAGACTGGAAACTGGGCCACACCCCAAGAGTTTTTCGACAAACTGGACTGGCGCTTTGGGCCATTCACTCTGGATCCTTGCGCCAGCATCAGCAACACCAAGTGTACTAATTTTTATACGGAAGCAGAAGACGGTCTTTCTAAAAATTGGGAAGGCTTCACATCTTTTGTTAATCCGCCATATGGCCGCGGCATTGAGAAGTGGATCGAGAAAGCATACAAGGAGTCACAAAAGCCAGACACGAAGATTGTTATGCTGATTCCAGCCCGCACCGATACACGTTATTGGCATGATTATGTCATGAAGGCATCAGAGATTTATTTCGTGAAAGGCCGCCTTAAGTTTGGTGACAGTGTAAACTCTGCCCCATTCCCATCGGCAGTTGTGGTCTTTGACGGCCGCAACGATCTCTGGCGTGTTGAAGGTTTGAATCGATGAATCGTTCAACCCGTCGCGCCATGAAGAAACAGGTCGGTGCTAAAGCTCAAGAAAAGATGGCTAATCAAGTAGCACAGTTTGGAAAACTACCACAAGCATGCGATGCATGCCAAAAAGGTTTTGACAAGAAAAACAAAGATATGGTACAATCATGGAGTGTAGTGGTTAAACAAGAGGTGGTTAGGCTATTCTGTCCTGATTGCATTGAGAAGACACAGGAGGTATTAAATGGCAGTACGCCGGATATCAACGCCAGCACTGAATAAGATTTTATCAGGCAAGGTCAATGAAGACGCGATATGCGTAGTAAAATTCTATTCCAATGGGTGTCACCTGTGCCACAACTTGAAAGAATATTATCAGGATCTGTCCGAACTTGATGAGTATGAAGGTCTTCAGTTCTTTGCTTTTAATACTGACGACCATCCACAAATAGAGAAGAAATTAAATTTCAATGGTGTTCCCACCATATCACTAATTAAAACTTACGCTGACGATAAAAAGTCAAAGATTAGGGTCTTGTCAGATCCTCAAAAACCCAACGAGCACACTTGGTATAGTGTGAATGACATTCGTAATTTCATTAAGGAGGAAAGATAATGTCTGATTTTAGTTTAAAGAAAAGGTACGAAGCCGTCTTGCTTCGTCTCAAGTCACAACAAATTGAGCTTCTGGTCCAAATCACGGATATGCTTGAAAACCCCAGAGGAGACCTCGCTGAGGTTCAGGAGTTGGTCGAAGATTATACGCAGATCGAAGGGGCATTTATAACATTCAAGCAGACAATTGGTGATTACATCAATTCCAAGGAAGCTGAAAACGCCCCACCACCACCGCCGGTAGAAGAAAAGCCACCACCCCCAGACCCAGAGTCGTCCAAGGTGGTAACTCCGGAAATGTCACCAACCATGAAGCGCTCCCAGTCTGCAAGAAAGCCTCGCAAGAAGAAAGCTGCCCCTGCTTCTAAACAAGCAGAAGGTGAAGAATGAGTGATGCACTTTCGTATGATGATGTGCTATTGGTACCTCGGTATTCCGACATACGAAGTAGGACAGAGGTGTCAGTTTCAACAGACCTTGGTAATGGGTTGACGTTACGTCTGCCTGTTATCGCGTCACCAATGGATACAATCTCAGAAACTGCTATGGCAGTAGCGATTGGAAACATAGGCGGCGCCGCCATCATCCACAGGTACAATGGTATTGAGATGCAGTCTCGAATGACTGCGATGGCTAAGGATTTAGCCAAGGAAAAGTACAGCAACGATATTAATATTGGCGCTGCAGTCGGCATATCAGGTGACTACATTGACAGGGCGGTATCGCTACTTAAGTCAGGCGCCACTTTCTTATGCGTCGATGTGGCCCACGGACATCATGTGCTGATGAAGGAGGCCATTGAAAATCTACGCAAACACATTGGTCAAAGCGTTCACATCATGGCTGGTAACGTTGCCACACTTGAGGGTATTAACGACTTGTCAGACTGGGGCGCAGACTCAGTGCGATGTAATATCGGCGGCGGCTCTATTTGTTCTACAAGAGTTCAAACCGGCCATGGTGTACCTGGCCTCCAAACTATCATAGACTGCACTAAGACAGATAGAGATGTAACAATCATTGCTGACGGCGGACTAAAAAACTCTGGTGATATGGTAAAAGCTTTCGCCGGTGGCGCCGATGCGGTCATGTGTGGTTCGCTTCTATCAGGCACAGATGAAACCCCTGGCAAGATCACCGAAGACCTAAACGGAACGAGGTGGAAGACATACAGGGGAATGGCTTCTAAAGAAGCTCAAGTAAGCTGGAGGGGCAATTATTCCTCCTATGAGGGAGTATCTGCTCGCGTGCCTTACCGCGGTTCCGTTGTCCGTATACTAGAAGATATCGAAAGAGGCATCCGGTCTGGATTCTCTTATAGTGGCGCCAGAGATTTAGCGGAGTTTCAGCTTGTTGCTGAGATTATTCGCCAAACTCCTGCCGGCATGGGCGAGAGTAGAACGCACATTCTTGGGAGAAAATGGTGAGCGATGACCTCAAATATGGCAAAAACGATAAACGAATTGTTTTTACCGATACAGATCATCGTCACGCACAATTGCATGTCAGATTAAAAACTGACGGAATGAAACAATCACAATTTTTTAGAAGTCTCATAACAGGCTACATCAATCAGGATGAGAGACTTGTTAGCTTCTTCGACGATATAAAGGACCAATCAATCGAAAGAAAAACAAAATCAAACAAACTTCGTAAAAAAGGCAAAGAAGCCTTGAACGCTTCTGGATTTTCAGATACGCAATTGGAAAACATATTTGACTTAATCGCAGAGGAGTACCCAGAGTTATGAATTACGACGGCTTACGAAACTGCTCTAGGAAATGTTTAGAACTAGATATAGAGTGCCCCTCTACCGACTGCAGGATGTGGATTGATTATCCAGATGAGAAGAACTGTACTCTCATATCGGTCAATGAAAATGATTCAATGACTCTAAGAGAGATTGGTGAAAGGATAGGAATATCCTTTGCCAGAGTTAAACAAATCGAACAAAAAGCGCTTAGTAAAATCAAGCGTTTTAACATAGAATGGTAATTTTATACGTTTTTGTGAAAATAAAGACTATTTATTATTGACTAATTTTGATGCCAAATTTATTAATTTTATTAAATTTAAAGGAGAACTATAATGGCTCGCAAAACACTTTTAACCGAATCTGAGATTCGTAGTTTTTTAAAACTGGCCGATCTTAAACACATCGGTGACGACAGGATTCACGAAATGTACGGTACGAAAATGCCCGGCATGCGTGATGACGAAGAAGAAATGAAAGAAGAAGAAGATCCTATGGCTGATATGGCCGATGACGACGCTATGCCCGGTATGGCGGATGATGCCGAAATGGGTATGGATGCTGAACCCGCAGACATGGACGTTGATATGGGCGCTGATATGGCCGCACCCGCCGGCTCTGGAATGGTTTCCATCGAAGACTTCATGGGCGCTCTTGAAGCTGCTCTGGAAGATGTGACCGGACAACCAGTCGAAACTGAAGTTGACATGGAAGATGATGCCATGGACGACGACGGCATGGATGATGACGGCATGGGTGATGATATGTCTGGTATGGATGATGCCATGCCCGGCATGGACGACGATGACGACATGGACGCACCAGCAGCCATGATGGAAGAAGAAGAAGTTGTTAACGAAGTTGCCCGACGAGTGGCAGCCCGCCTTCAGGCTAAAAACAACAAGGCCGAAATGGTCGATCAACTTGCAGAAAGAATCTTAAGCCGATTAACATCAAAATAGTTGACAAAACTTTTGTGAGTCATTATAATAACCACTAGCATATGCTGGTGGTTATTTTTTTGGAGATATCATGGACCCTTGGTGGCTATACGCCCTTGTATTTATATTCGGATATGTAACGTGCCAAACGTTTTATTTCCTCAATTCTGCCAGAGTGTCATTAAAACTAATGAAATCAAGCAGAGTTATCTACTTATTGATGATGGTAAAGGCAATGGAAAAATATAAGATTGCCGAAAAAGTTATGATATCTCACTTACAGGAGTCAAATAAAGATCAGGATATAATTGATGCTTTTAAAAATAGCATTGAAAGCGAACGTAGGGGGTTCAAGGCAAGAAGCATTAACTGCCTTATTAACAATACTCCCCCAACTTTTCGTGAAGTCTTGGGATTTGATGACTGGGAGAGTGCGATAATGTATCTGACACTACATCAGGAAGAAGCATTCAAATTTTGGAGATTAAAAGAATGATTAATAAGATTTTAGATATTATTGGAAATAAAGGCACTTCCAGTGATAAACCAAGCGAACAAGAACAGTTGGCCTTAGAAGCTGAATTAGAAAAATTGCTTTCCCAAGCCCAAGGGCCGGATCTTAGGATCATTGGTCTCTTCTCGGAAGTCACTGATGATAAGGTAGCGGAATTAATCCATGCGATGATATACTTAGATGAAGTAAACGCGATTAAAAAGACTGAGCTTCCAATTGAGTTTTACATCTCAACCTACGGTGGTTCAGCAGATGATATGTTTGGCATGTACGACATCATGAGAGTTATTAGAAACAGAACAGAAATCCACACAGTCGGTCTTGGCAAAGTCATGTCAGCCGGTGTTCTTTTGTTGGCTTCGGGCACAAAAGGTAAAAGATGTATTGGAAAAAACTGCAGAGTTATGATACACTCAGTTATAGGTGGCAACCACGGACCTCTTCATAACTTGGTGAACGAAATGGAAGCCATCGAGCAAATCCAGAAGATGTATAGTGAGGCCCTTGTTGCAGAAACTAACATGACAAAGAAAGATTTAAAGAAATTATTAGAAAGAAAAGTAAACGTGTACCTGACAGCCGAAGAAGCGGTAGAATTGGGTATTGCTGATATTATTATTTAAGGAGAGCCAAAGTGCCAAAATACACAGACGATATGTTTATCGAAGTTAGAAAACCTAAACCAACTAAAGCACCTGATAACAACTTTTATCAGATCTTTGAAGAAGTAGCCAAAATAGTACAAAGTGGCATTATTCAGGAGCAGGAACCGGGCCAATTCAAAGGTCCTGAGACCGCTGACGAAATAAGAAAGTTATTACCAACTCTTAAGATTACTGAAGATTGGGGCAAGGTTGGAAACAGAGATCGGGAAGTGATTGAATCCTTCACCGCCAGTTTGGGAGGTGAGAACACTTCGGTCGAGCAAAAAATTCAACTTATGAACCAAGTCATTGAGGGCCAGAGCCCTGATGTTGGCGATATATCCGATGTGCTTACAGTTATGATGGTTGTAGAGGTTCTTAGCTCCATTCTAGGAGAGTTTACAGAGTCTGCAGGGGGTTTTATTTTTGAAGGCTTCCTTGCCGGCTTGTTTGGCGGTAAATCAGTGCAGATCACCCAGCCATCTGACATCACTGCTGCGACAGGCGAAACTGTCTCAGCGTCCGGAAAGCCAATTACAGACGTTGTGCTTTCGGGCAAACACTATTCCCTGAAGCTGCTTGGACCTGGGACAGCCGTCATGGGTTCATTTAAGAACATGGTCGATCACTTTGTAGAAATTGATTCGATTACATATCTGGATGCTCGCCGCGCTGGCAGTAATCTTGAGTTCTCTGAGTTCGATATCACACTACCGACATTCTTGCAAACATTCTACTACCCACTTGTTAGGTACCAAAAGAAGACCGCAGTAGTAGACACTCCACGTAAATTACAGAATGCTCTCAACAAGCTTGGTGATAAGGTGTTCCAGGTTAGGCTATCCAAGAGGTTGAACCGCGTAACAAACATCAAGCCAGAACAATTCGAAGAGTTGTTGACAATGCAAAACCTTGCAGAGTATGGACCTTTTGAGATACAGTACTCCGACGAGAAGTTTGGTGGAAAAGTCAAACAGTACTTTGGAAGCGGAAGGATCTTTAATGACGTGCAGGCCGCTGTTGAATCAAAAGATAAGGCCGCCATCCTACAGGCGTTACGTGAGACACCTGCCTACAAGAAGCCAGAACAATTCAACCTCACCAGATCGCAGACAGAAAAGATCGATTCTTACAGAGAACTTGGTACTTTACAACTGGGTGACGAAGCCCTCAAGAAGACTTGGATGGCGTATGGAGAGAGGCTGATGCAAACCATCGGCCCAGTTTATTCTTCGCTCAACAATTTCACCAATAACATTAACAGGTACTTTCTTTCAGCACCAACTGAAGGTGAGTCTCGAACTGGATACGGTAGACAAGCTATCAGAGATGCCACCGTACTCGACCAAGCCACTGATAAAGCAGTTGGCGAGTTAAATAAATCATAAAACAAATTGACATAATCTTAATATTGAGATATAATATTAAAACAACTAAGAGGTACTAATGAGTCGAGCATATGACGACAACCAATCATTACAGCAAAAGATTATCACAGGAGCCAACGTTCTAGCAGACAACGTTGCTTCTACACTTGGCCCGAGAGGCCGCAATGTCCTGCTACAAGAAAAAGGTAAAGCACCTTTTATCACTAAAGACGGAGTTACGGTAGCTGCGTTTGTGTCACTGGACGATCCATTCGAGAACGCTGGGGCTCAAATTATCAAACAAGCTGCCATCGAAACTAACAACGGTGCTGGAGATGGTACCACAACGTCAACCGTGTTGGCTCGCGCAATCCTTACGGAGTCTCAGAAGTTTATTGCTTCAGGGATTTCTCCGATTGAACTGCAGCGCGGCATTGATTTAACGGTAAGGGAAGTTACCAAGAACCTTAAAGAGATGGCTATTCCGGTTAACAGTCTGGAAGACATCCAGCACATCGCTACCATCTCTGCCAACAACGATTCAACCATTGGGAAGTTAATCTCCATGGCATTCGACAGGGTAGGACAAGATGGCTCGATCACTATTGAAGAATCAAACTCTATTGAAACATCCCTGGATGTGACTGAAGGGTTTAGCTTTAATTCTGGATATTGTGCCGGTGCATTTATAACAGACGAACGTCGCTCCGTGATGCAGTATGATGAGCCGCTAGTATTGGTTACCGATTACCGCATTACAACAGTAGAACAGATTCTACCCATCCTTGAAATGACTGCCAGAGAGGGCCGCCCCCTAGTTATCGTTGCCGAAGATGTTGAAGGTCAGGCTTTGGCTGCTATGATTATGAATGCCATGCGTGGTACAATGAAGGTGGCAGCAATCAAAGCCCCTGGCTACGGCCACGAGCGACGAAATCTGCTGTCCGACTTGGCAACATCTGTTGGGGCAACGTTTATCTCCAGAGAGAGTGGCGCCAAACTGCAAGAAACCAAGATGGTAAATTTTGGTACATCCAAGTTTGTGGAAAGCACCAAGAACGGAACTATCTTTGTGGGTGGTAATTCAAATGTCGAGACAATCCAAGGGAAAATAGAATCCCTACGCTCACAGATAGAGACAACCGAATCGATAGAGGAGTGTGATCTCATTCAGAGACGCATTACCAGGCTTGCCTCTGGCGTTGCAGTTATCCGAGTTGGCGGCAGCACCGAGGTGGAGATGACTGAACGAAAGCACAGGATTGAGGATGCTCTTGAGGCAGTCAAGGCCGCACAAGATGAAGGTGTTGTTGCCGGCGGCGGCACCGCACTACTTAGGGCATGCCAAAAGATAGTCATCTCTACTGAGACGGGGGTTCAGGAGCAGGCCAACGGCGCCATCATCGTAAAGAATGCATGTTACGCGCCCATAAAACAAATGGCAAAGAATGCTGGCCTCTCACCCGACATCATTGTTGATAAGGTACTTGGCTCAGAAGATGGGTACGGCTGGAATTTCAGAACCAACCAACTCACTGACCTTGCTAACGATGGAGTTATAGACCCCGTTAAAGTAACTAGAACAGCCCTGCAGAATGCTTCCAGTTGCGCTGGCACTCTGATTACCACCAATCACGGGATCATACAAACGGAGAATAAATGATGAAAGCCGGCGACTTAGTTTATGTCCCGCAAGATGCAAGTGTTTGGGATGTTCCCGAAGGCGGAGGCGGCTCCCTTGCGATGGATAAGACCAAGAAGCCAACTGCAGCTATCTTCTTACGAGAGGTAGCAGAGAAATATTACCGAGTTTATATTCGCGGTAGAGAAGCAACAGTTTTTAAAAAACAAGTATACCCAATGGAGAAACAAAATGCTAGTTAAACTTACAGAGGTCTGTCAAAGAAATACTCTTACCTCTTCAAAACAAGAGTATTCCTTACAGGATATCTTTGTTAACCCAGAACATGTGGTGATGATTAGAGAAGATGCCCGCCTCGGACAACTCAACGAAAATGTTTCGTTGCTGCCGGGAATGGATAACAACCACCGCTTTACGAAATTAACAATAAACCGCGGCCAGACTGGTACCGAAATCGTCGTCATAGGTTCGCCGCAGATTGTTGAGGAAATGCTGCATAAAAGCAAGAGCGTCATAAGAGGTTAAAATGAAAGATACCAGAGTAAACATTCAATATTCAATCGATCTACAAGATTTACCAGAAGAGATTTCTAGACTAATAGATAACTCTACTAGTTTTCTAGAAGTAGCTTTAGAGGACAGTCAATATCTTTCTGACAAGGAAGATCATTTGACCCTTAAAACGCTGGAAGAAATAAACTCATTGCGTATGTCGCTATCTAAAGTTGATTACATCCTTGACGATATAACTAAAATTGCAGGAGGATACCTTAGAATGACTATGGATCCATCTACTGAAGAAGCCCAAGTGACTCAGAGGCACGAAGACCCGAGCCCAACTAACCCCTTTGTGGACTCCGCAGGAACAGAGACCACCATTAGCGAACTTCAACAGAAGTTGAGTGATTTTACAGAGAGAATCGGTAATGAAGAGTCCGCTGAAATCACCGTGGAATAAAGGAAAATCACTAGGGGTACTCAAAAAAATTATCCCCAATGGTTCCGTAGTACATACCTTCTTGTTTTACGATGGCATCCTTGAAACGGAGCTTTCTAAAACAAAGAGGTTTGTTGTATCGCACACGAATAAATACGTAAACTATGAGTTTTGGCAATGTCTATTCAATGACCCAGAACGTGTGAGCGCAGTTGCCGAGCACTTCTATCCGATAGAGAACAAGAATATATTCTATGTTCTGCAAAAGAATTGGCTAAAGTATCCTGATCCGTTTGTAAGAACCGGCATGTACTTTCTGTTAAACCAATCGACAGACACATCCCAGATAACTCATGGCGAACTGATTGAAAACGAATCATTACCTCGCACAATTCGGGACATCAAAGACTTTAAAGCACAGAACTTCCACTTGCAGTTTGATAAGGAGGAAGAGCTTTACGACTCAATCAACAACATAGACACAAGGTGTGACTATATTTTTATTCCTGTTGGTAACTTCTCTATGAACCTTTTTGAAAAAGGAAAAGAAGAAGGGTTCGAGCAGACTAAAGTAATTCATAAAAATATTAAAAAGTTTATAGACACCACCGATAGAAAGGTTATACTGTTATATAAGTACTCTAAACAGGTTACTGATTTTTACAAAGATTGTAATCAGTATATCGTAGACCAATGGGGTCGACAAACAAGCAGTACAAAATACGCCAACGAGGTCTTGATTGCCAACTTCTAATATCATATTTGCATGCGCCCTTTTCGCTTTGGGCCAAACACTCGGCTGGTTTCAACTAAACTCTCAATTTGTATGGGGTTGGTGGAAAGACAAGCCAGTCTTCACAGCCGTGCTATTTTCTGTACCCACAGGCATATGCTTCTGGTACGGGATCAAGATCTGTTACGAAGAATGGGGTCAAGTCTGGGGCCCAAGATTTTTAATTTTTAGCATGTCTTATCTAACGTTTCCAATTTTGACTTGGTATTACTTAGGTGAGAGCATGTTTACAATAAAGACGATGTTATGTGTGTTTTTATCCATGATGATCGTTACAGTACAACTATTCTGGAGATAATAATGAAGATTGTAGAAAAACCATGGGGCTTCGAATACATCTGGGCCGAAACTGAAGGATATGTGGCTAAGATGCTCCATATTGAACCTAAACAGAGACTATCATTGCAGTACCATGAAGTCAAAGAGGAGACGGTCTACGTCCTTGAGGGTGTCCTTCTTAATTGGACCGATGAGAAAAGCCCACCACAAAAATACAATACCGGCCATGTGCTGCATGTGAAGCCCAATCAAGTTCACAGATTTGGCGCTGGTAAAGAGATGGTAAGGTTGATGGAGGTCTCTACTCCACATCTTAATGATGTCGTACGACTCGCGGATGATTACAAGCGATGAGTGATATTTATCTTTTTGATGTGGACGGAACTCTCACACCAGCCAAGTCCAAAATAGACCCTTCGTTCAAGAAGACGTTTGCGAAATGGTGCGAGGGCAAAGAAGTATATATTGTTTCCGGCGGCTCCTTTGTCCGTTTAATCGACCAACTAGGTCATGATATTATCGACCAGACGGGAGGGATGTTCCCTTGTATGGGTAACATTTTTTACCAGAAGAGAGACCAAATAAATGAGTCAGGATTCAGCGAGTGGGAAATTATATATGAAAATGAGTTCAAAGCCCCTAAGAATCTTACTCGTTCATTGAATTCTCTTGTTGCTAAGTCAGAGTTTCCCACAAAGACAGGCAACCACTATGAAAAGAGGGTGGGTATGATGAACTTTTCGATCGTCGGCCGGAATGCCAATAAGGCTCAGAGGAAACACTACGAACACTGGGATGCTGAAAACCATGAAAGAAAAGTAATTGTCGAAAAACTCGCAAAGAAATACCCGACCCTTGACTTTGTGATCGGAGGTGCAGTCAGTATCGATATCTTCAACAAGGGCAACGACAAAGCACAGGTTATTCCTCGTTACTTTGAAGAAGCCATAGAACACAATCAGATTCACTTTGTAGGCGATAGGATCCCTTTTCCGGGCAACGACCACTCCTTAGCTCAGAAACTCCGTCAGCACCCAAATGGCGCCGCTTACGAGGTTAATAGCTGGCAAGAAACCGCGGAACTATTAAAGACTGCGCCTTTTGCGTAGATACTGGTAAAAACAACTATTTATAATGTTGGAGTTTAAATAAAATGAGTATTTCTACAGGTAATTGGTTTGAGTATCTTCGTGAAGAAGTGTTAACAGAGGGTTTGCGTGACATTGGTTTGCCCGAAAGCGTCGTTGATTATATCGAGAACGCGATGGCTGACTCACCTGAGAAGTCAAAGATGTATGCCGGCAATCAGTGGAAAGAAACCATCTTGCCACCGGGATATGCAAGGGAAGCTCAAGAGTATTGGAATACGTTCATGTCTAACGTTTTTGCAAGCAAGCTTGCAAGAACAGAAGACAATAAGATAGTTGCTAGAACTGTCCCAGCATATGATATTAATAATCCAAGCAAGCAGCGCGCCCCATATGATGACGAACAAATAAAACAAAATGAGCGAATCGCTTTTGTCGTTCAAAACGTATCCAATGCACTTGCTAAACCAGAAGGCACCTGGCGCAAGACATTCATGAAGGCTCTCAAGGGTTTAAGCAAAGCTGGTGTCCCATCCGAAACGGTCGAAAGCATAAAAGAAGAACTTGACGCCACCATAAGTCGCAGCTTTAGTATGTGGTGGCGGCGATTCGATCAATTGTTTGCGTGGCTTAACGATGAGCCCACCAACTACGAAATGATTAAGGGCGAAAGTAATATTGACAATGCTTATGGCATCGCTCTGGAAGATTTACGAAGCAAAGAAAACCCAGATCAGATTATGCATCAATTCGACGATGGCTTTTACTGGTATGACCTCCGCACCTCTAACTGTTCTATTGAAGCAGAGCGAATGGGACACTGCGGCTCCGACAGTCGCGGCAGCCTTGTATCGCTGCGTCGTCGTCAGGACAAGCGTAAAGCATCATCTTCTTATGTTACGATGACTTGGACGATGGATACTCTTTATCAAATTAAGGGACGAAACAACAACGCGCCCGATTCTGATTTATGGACTTACATTAATTGGTTTATCCAGAACGAAGAGATATCAGAGGTTCTTGAAACCGGCGAACACTCTAATGATCTCCAAGGCTTTGAAGATATGAACGAAGCCCTCCAAGAGATGAACCCTGATGTTAATTTCGAAGGAATGCTGGATATAGACGCGCTGCAAGAAGCCGTCGACAGGGTTACCAACGACTACGATGGTGATTATACTTCAATCGAAGCAGAAGTCCAAGATCCGGCAGATTACGGCGGTGATGGGCGCTCAACAACAATTTACGTTAATACCACCTTCTCTGCTGATATCAATTTAGGTTGGCCCGACATTGTTCGATCGAACGACTTACTATACCCATCAGTTGGTGGCGACTCAGATGAGGCAGACGATAACTACGCGGGAATCCCTGAAAATTCATATTCAACGTTAGCTGCAGACTTTGAATCTGAGATTGGCTTAGACGAATTGGGGTATGAACTGCCCGGTGACGCTGAGAGTGAGTATGAAGTTGCGATGTTACAAGGCGTCCAGCCAGACGATGCTGACTACGACGCGGACTTCCCGCAGACAGCACACTTACGTATTACAATTAGATCTACTGAGATTGTGGCGGCCGATGATGCCGATGGCGCTTTCGATGAAGTGAACGACATAGCCAGAGATCTTTACAGCAGCTTAGAAGAAAAATCCGCAGAGATTATTGAAGAACTCAGAACCAATTTGGTTAATGAGGACTATGCCGTCAAGGGTGCTTACGACAAGACCCGCACCTCATTGGCTGACAAAGAATTCAACCATTGGAACGTTTCGCAAGAGGCATCCACGCTTTCATTCCAATGGGCGGCGGAGGGCGGCAACAATGTTATAAACGACGGTGCCGAAATTCCATTGGTTGTGAAAATGTATGGGATCTCCTCTGCTTCTCTTGTCAGTCGAACATACTCGCAAGTATTCGCCGCACCCTTGCAGGGTCGCCCACCTAGGTTGGAGAACCCAGATCTAAATCGCAACATGGCGAGAAACCTAGAGAAGCTTTTCAGAGCTACCCAAGAAGATCCGAAACAGCAGAAGATGGACTTCGGTGCTGGATACGACACTAAAGCGCCCGCACTGGTCTTAGCTAAAGACTCTCGCTTTATTATCCAAGGCAGCAGATCCGAAGTGGCACAAGGTGGTAGTTATCCGAAGCAGCCAATCGATTGGATTTACGAGCTTCGAATGAACTCCAACACATCAAGTGAAGAGCTGCGAGTCGTCCAAGATATATTAGATTTCTTCGACGAAAACCCACAGATGGTGAACCAAGCAGCGCTACAAACCATCAATGACGCCCTGTCCTCTACGGTGATGGATGCCGAAAAGGTAAGAGAAGGAGTGGTTTCAGGTCAAATGCCTCAGTCTATGATTCAAAGGCTTGACAGTCAGTATGCCAGTCAGGCAGATGACAGACCTGAGAATGTAGACGCGGCCAAGATGATGATGACTGCTCGTTGGTTCAACCAGAACCTCGCTTCGATGGATGAGGTTGCCAAGTATGTCGCTTACTACCAATATTTGCGCCCGATGGTGGGGGGAAGACTTATAGGCGCGCGCCTTCAGATTGAAGTCGATGGCGATGACGCTGGTAAGCCAACGGACTTTGATTCTAATATACAGTCTCAACTTGTGAGAATGGGTGCGCCTGGTATTACAAGGGCTGCACGCACTGAGGCTCAAGAGAGTACTGAAGAGCAGATCAATAGAATAAATGGAATGCTGCAAGAAAGAGACCCCAACTACGATTTAAGATTGTATAACATCAATGTAGATGTCTCCCTACAAAACGATCAGGGCGGCACACTACAGCAGACAGAAACAGAAATTCGTGGCATCGAGGGAGTGACAACCGTCCGGACTATCGGCGAGATTCAAAAGATCGGTGCCTCACAGATAGGGACATACAACATTAAATTCGAGTTGTTGGGAACTCAAGGTCGTGTACCGTACCGCGACAGAATTCTTATTCCGGGCTTAATGAGAATAGCAGGATTGAAGATTCTTCGTACGTCCGCAATCGAACAAGTTTCACTCCGCGGTAAGAAACTCACCCAAGAAGGTAAGCCAAGAACATTAAAAGAATATGGTGGTACAGTCTCTAATTTTGGTGGCCTAGTCGGAGGTTTGGGCTTTGCTCGACAGCACCAAGGCCCTCGCATGCCGTCCGAAAGAAAGATGATGCAGCAAATTCTGGGTGACTGGGTAAACGCCAGTGTAATGGATTATGACAGACCAATGAACGTACATAATATGCAGTATCACGTCATGATGCCAGTTGAAGAGTTGATTCCATACATAAGCAATAAATACTTCAGAGCACCAAAAGATGCGTTTGATGGGATGTATCAGAATTTTATCCAAAACGGGCCCGGAGCACCGGTGTACGTTGCTATTGGTAAGAATAACCGCATAAAAATTACAGGTGGTGAAGATATTATATGGTTTGCTAAGAAAGCCGGCCAACAAGAGGTTCCGGTCTTCTTCAGCTATCAATTACAAGTATAAACATATGAATAAAACACTCAAGAACATTTTAAAACTTGTAAGTTTCACCGCGGTTATCTCTTTTTTAACTTTTTTGGTTTTTTACGGTCAAATAATCTCCAACAACAAGCCCCATGATAGAGCGCTTGTGGCGAATAAAGAGGTCTCAAAATTATACTCTGTTACTCACAAGAACGCCATTAAAAGATCCAGAAACAGCTCTGTGAGAATCATGTCTTTGGATACCCGCGCTGGCCTGATGTCTACGTCTAGCGCAACTTACTTCAGTTATCGATCACAGTATTATGTACTGACGACAAGTCATGGTTTGATGGGTGGTTGCGAAACAATTCAAATTGAAGCTGACGGCGATCTGTTTGATTGCTTAGAAGTGAAAAAGATAGATAAAAAGACCGACTATGCAATTTTACAAATAGAAAAGATCGACACCAGAACGCCAATAAAATTTCCTTATCACTTCACTTACGGTGGAACACAATGGAAATCTTCTTTTTCATTAATGAATAAGGTAATGTATACGGGATACCCAAATTCAATTGGGCCGCTAACTATCGGTGGCTCTGTTATGGGTTTTGATCCTCAAGGGTACATCTACGTTCATTCCTATGCTTGGTCTGGTTCTTCTGGTTCTGGAGTATTTGATACTAAAGGTAAACTAATAGGCTATATTATGGCAATTGATGTTGGTCGTACAGAATACGGCTTTGCAATTTTAGAAAATGTTATGTTAGTGGTGCCTATTTATAAAGTCGACTGGTCGGCTCTAGCAAAAGAAGGAGAACAAGATGTCAGAAAATAAAACACAATGCTTTTATACCAACATGATGAATACTCTTGATAATTTGGATGGTAAGGTGAACGAGATACAAACAAGCATTCGCATATTCAAGGCTATGATTAATGAAAGAATCAACACTGAAGAATCAAACACAATTGAAAAAGTTAAAAAGGAAAAAGAAAGTGAGTGAAGAACCCAATACCGAAGAAGAACCCAAAGAAACTTCAACAGATGCCGATAGTCTTCGACCAAAGAAACCAAGCAATCGAGCACCAGAGGGTATAAGAGCCTTTACTGTGTGTAGGCAAAGTGACGAGACTGGCATCTCTGGCGAAGGCGTTGTCATTGAAGGCGCCACATTTGCCACAGGACACACAGTAATTCACTGGCTGACCCCGGCACCACGCGGCAGCATCGCATTTTTTGATGCTTTCGATGATTTTGTGAAGATCCATGTAAGTTCCCACCCTACAAATAACACCATTATTACCTTTGAAGACGGAGAACAATTCCTATTTAAACCGGATGGTTCCGTAATCAAAAATTCAGATGACTTAGAGTCACAAACAACTATTTAGTTAAACGCCTAAAAGGAGATTTAAAATGGCTTATAAATTTAGAATGCCGGGTGGTCCAACCACGGCTAACAGTTCCCCAACCCCTGCTACTCGCTGGGTCATGGGTTTGAGTAATTCAAGAGTTGGTTATGCTCCCAACTCTGATCGCACCAGTTGGACTTGGTACGATTCGGTTGCCGGAAGTGGTAACCCAGATGCATTAGATGTAGCATATGGTAAAGATGGTAGTGGAAACGGTATCTATGTCATGTCACGCGATGTCGGTGCAAACGAATTGTTTGTGAGTAGTACCGATATAACTGACGGCTCAGACTGGACTACTGTTGACCTTCCCGATGGCAACAATAAACCCTATTCGATTGCTTGGTCCACAGATTCCACCAACTCTAATTCTGGTGTGTGGTTCGCTGTCGGAGATCAAGGCAATGAGAAGATCTACAGAAGTACAAACGGCGCAGTCGCTTGGTCTGCAATCGATTTGAGCGGACTTACCGGCCACGTTGATGACGTATCCATCTCACAAATTGCCAGCAATGGTAGCGGGCACTGGGCGTTCGGCCAAGGGGATCGCTTTTACCTGAGTACAAATGATGGCGCCTCGTTTTCGGTATCCACCCCCTTCACTGCGGACAAGATCTTAGGTATCGCATACACAAATTCATCATGGGTAGTCGCCTATGAAAGAAGTAATTTGATGTACGCACGTTCTTGTGCTGGTTCCGATACCACAACATGGAGCAGTGAAGTGGCTATTGATGGAAATGGTGGAAATGTTCCAGTTCCGACTTCTAGCCTGGGATCAAGATGCACCATTGTTGCGTCTGAAGGCAATGTGGCTTTCATGAGTCACGGTACTGGTAACTCTAACGGACGTATCGGCCACTGTGATATAAATGGAGCAACTATCAGCAACATGGAAACGGTTCGACTTGCCAACTCGCTGGGTTCTGACGGACCAAAAGATATGGCAACCGATGGCACTACATGGCTCATTGGAACAATCGACGGCGATACTTGGGAAAGTACCGACAATGCCGCCAGTTGGACCAAAACCGCTGATGCATCCTTCAACTCAACTGCTGATATTCTTTGTGTAACCCCTAACATTCACTTACCAATTTAAGGATATATATGAGTTACAATTTTTCAAAAGGATCTCGCAAGTTTGGTGATATAACATCCGAACTTGATAGTAATACTAAGATTGATTTTGAAGAAGACTACATTGGTTTAAAAACCGGAGGCAGCGACAGACTTGTTGTCTCCGGTTCCAACGTTGGTATTGGCACCACCCAACCTTCAGACTTGTTAACCCTTGATTCTTCTACTCCATGTATTCAATTCAATGAATCTGGCGCTAATCGATCTAAAATCTTTGTTAATGATTCTGATAACCTTGTTTTTCAACAACAGCAAACTAACAAGCACATTGTTCTTAAGATCAACGATGCTGGTACAGTCCGCGAGGGAATGAGACTTAACGGCGCCGTCCCCGAGGTTGTTATCAATGAAGGTTCAGACGCTCTTGTTGATTTTAGAGTAGAGTCTAACAGCAATACACACATGTTTTACGTGGACGGCGGCAACAACAAAGTCGGCATCAACACGAATAACCCAGCACAGATATTGGATATTAACGGTGACACAATACGTTTGCGTAACCAAAGAACAATTCCAAATTCCAATACGCTTGGCGAACCGGGAGAAATATGTTATGATGCTAATTACTTATACATATGCATCGGCATTGACACATGGAAACGATTACCATTAGACACTTGGTAGACTATTTATAATTATGAACGGAACAAACTGGAAAGACTTCATAGACTCAATTCATGAAGTGAGTGACTATCAACAGAAGGTCAAGGATGGCTACGTAAAAAAGAGGGACCAGTACACACAGTCTGGTAAACAAACTGCAGGCGGTGCTCCGTTTGACGAGGAACCCCCTAAAGGACGCTCTAAGTCCTCTCCAGCCGGCTTTGGCGGCGCCCTCGAAGAAGAGGTTGAGCCTGAGTCATTCGACACTCACGACACCTTACAGCCCGATATATGGGATGGCGAGAAGATAAAGTCAGAAATTAGAGAAAAGCTTGTAGAGATCGCTATGGATTTTATGGAAGGTCTTCCAATCGCAGTCGATGTCAAAGACATCACCCTGACTGGCTCACTGGCAAACTACAATTGGTCTAACTACTCGGACGTTGATTTACATATTATCGTAAACTTCTTGGATGTTGACGAGAACATAGCTCTCGTCAAGGCATTCTTCGACAATGCAAGAATGAAGTGGAACAACGATCACGATATCAAGATGAAAGGCTACGACGTTGAAATTTATGTTGAAGATCAAAATGAAGTCCATAAATCATCTGGGTTGTATTCCTTGAAAGATGATAAGTGGCTTAAGCGCCCCAAGAAATACAGAAGCACCATCGATTTCCCCTCTGCCCGAAAGAAGGCAGAGGATATAGAATTCCAAGTTAACATTGTCAACAACCTGATAACCGCCAAGAAATACGAAACGGCGATGAAGAACGTGGAAAGAATAAAAAGAAAAATATCCAACATGCGAAGGGCAGGCTTAGAAAGCACCCTCCAAGAGTTTTCGATTGAGAACATCGCATTCAAAATCCTCAGAAGAAATGATACATTAGCGTATTTAAATGATTTAAAGAAACGCGCATATGATGATATGATGACTGTAAATGAGGGATAATGAATTTTGTTGAGATAAAACAAGACGGTAAAGTTTTCCCAGGTGAATACTTACTATATGAGCCCACACAAACAATTGTTCTTTGCGGCGCCTTCAACCGGGAGTCAAATATGATTCGTGCCTACGGTAATGGAAAATATATTGAAGACAAAATCAAAACTTTCAAAAAGATTGAAGTTACGCGCAAACAACAGAAGGAACAATACAAGTCACGCTGTAAAGGTTGTGGCGGATAGCAATTTATGGAGATAACAAAGTTATGAGAAAAGCGTTTTTTACCTGCGGCCCTTTCGCAGAAATACTTAATAGAGTAGAAGATTTTGGTTCAGGGTTATATTTTTCTCAACTTTATTACGATACCATCATGGAACACCAAGAACTCGAAGTGCAACTCTCGCAAGCAAAGGAAGAAGACGATGATCTTCTTATAAAAGAAATTGAAAGACAGATTTGCTTTATAGAAAATGCATGCAAGCTCACTCAACTCACTGATTTACCAAATTTAGACAACTGAAATGACGAAGATTAATATATATTGCTTGTTTGACAACCATCAATCTCTCTGTGGTGTCTATTCCTCCATCAAGGCGGTTCACCGTGATGGTTTAAAGTTATGTAATGACGGCCACTCAGCCGTTCACATTCGCTACAACGGGGAATACCAGAAGCCCAACGTAACTATGTTGAGAAACATATTCAAAGGTGAGACGGACGTGAAGATTAATTATCTTTCTGATAAAACAAAGATTACCATATTGAAAACCAGCATTAAAGAATGATGTTAGTATATATTATATGGGACTCAAACGAGGCGACTTAGTAAAATGGGTATCGCATCACGATGCGTTCGAGGCATCACCAATGGGAGTAAAGGGGATCTCCCCCGTTTATCGTCATGGTATTATTTTAGAAGTGTCGAAGAAAAAAAGCACTGCTATTATAGCTCACTGTTACGATTGTGATGGTGTTGCGCTAGTTATTTTAGACGTGAAATATGACAACGTTGAAGTATTAAGTAGGAACAAAGATGGCTAATATATTTTTCACCGGCGAAAAGCTGGATAAGCAGGAAGCAATCAACTCAGTGATGGTTGAGATTTCTAACTATTTTGATGGGCGCTATGAGGCGAAAGCCGCCTCCGATGACGGAGGTTCAGTTCTCGAAGTGTATGTTGAGGTTGATAAGCCTTCAATATCCATCCTAGAGCAGCACCCCGATTTTCCTTTGTTTGAGATCGTTCCAAAGTGGGGTGGTTGGCGCTGTCAAGTTATCAAAGTACCCCCTGGATATATAGATTCGGTTATGTTGGTACCAGAAAGAGATGACTACTAACATTTCCCTGACAAATAATGCTTGACGGTTTACTCTCCATGCTATATATTATAAGTATATGGAGAACAGTATGAAAACGCAAATTGAAGAAGCTCTTAGTCGCCCTGTATGCACCGGTTGGGATCGTGGGTTCCTTGAGTCAATCTTGAACCAACTTGAGCGCAATCGTCAGTTGTCCGATAAACAGATGGTGACTGTTCGCAAGGTTGTTGACCGTAACGGCACCAGCGCTCAGACCCTTCACGATGAGTGGGAATCGGTGTATGCCAAAGAACACAAAGAAGAGGCGATGGTGTTAGCTCGATACTATGCAAGCACTGGCTATTTCACAGAACTCGTACAAGACATCCAAGCAGGTGTTGTTCCCGATATGCGAGCCTACACCAAGATGCGAGGCAACAAGTATGCAACACAAGTCTTGGAGACCCATCACGCACAGCCAAAGTATAGTGTGGGGACGTTTGTTGTTGCTCGCGCCAACTGTCTGACCTCCAATGTCTCAATCGAAAAAGCGTCTACAACATATTACATTCAGCAACTTGAGGCCGCCAAGGCTTTCAGATCGAAAGGTGGCATCATTTTGGCTGTCACTGATCGAATCCGTACGCATGCCAAGGGTTCAAAAACATACAAGATTCTACCAATCGGTTCGACAATCACTGTGTTTGTGGAAGAGCGTCATATCAAGTTGAAAAGAAAGTAGGTTGAGGCAACTACATATGGTATGTTCGATGATATACCACCACGATATGGAATAGGCGACCTCGTAAGGGGTTCATACGATTACATTGAGTACTACTACTGGCATGAGGATCGGGAAGATTACATGTTGGCACAACACACTGGCGTGGTGGTTGAGATAGAATATGAGATCGAATATTTCCAAGATTATGTTTACACTATACTTTGCCTTGATGGCGTCAAAAGATTCTTCATCGAATCAGAACTAATAAAACTCTAAAGAAAACCCTTGACAG